GATAGAGAATACTTTCACTGTTGAAAATATGCGTGTCATGTTGGAGGAACTTGTTCTGTTCTTAGACGAACGCAGACTTCAACTAATCTCGGAATGTGAGAGAATAGCTGCTATCGGTCGTTCGGAATTCGAGCGGTTGCAGATCGAGGCGGGCACTATGGTTTCAGAGGTCACAGAAGATTTGACTGTTAGACTGAAACCTGTTCAACGTGACTTGTGGATGCTCTATGATCGGATTGTTTCGGAAGTGCGTAACTTCTTTTCTCGTATCGACTTGCTAGCGTTCGTCGACAGTTTTAAATCGTTATTTACGAATATCGATCTGTATTTCAGCAATTTTAACTTGTATGTTCAAGACAAAATCAACGGTTTTATGTCTCATGCAAGCGAAAGCGTTGTTACCATGGTGGAAACCGTAACCGTGACGAGTGTCGATGTAAGCACCTTGACACTTCCAACCGTGACAATGACCAGTGTACTCACGACGACGGAAATCACTTCATCATCCTTGACTGTTACTCCTACACCGGATGAAACTTTGTTGTATCATAACGAAGAGAAGAGTCTCATTTCTCGAACACTGGATTTGGTTCTCACGATTGAATACTATATCGTGTTCGTGTGGCAACTGATCTTCGGAATAATGGCTTTGGCTACGGTTATTCTTTGTCTTGCGGTCGGTTTGTTTTGGGAACAAAAGGGGAACGGTGGTAGTTTTGTGTGGGATAAATGGTCAACACGAGACGATTCGGGAGATGACAGTGGGCTGGTCGAAGGGGTCACGTGTGATCGCCCTGAAAGTATTGCAGCGCCCACTTTGGAAGAACATCATGTAGAGGATTCGGCTTCTCATGATATGGACGCGTCTGTGTGTCACAGTGTTGATTCAGACTGTCGTGACACGCTTTTACAGATTAAGAAACATGTCGACAGTTTAAAAATTGACACTTCCGTTGGCAACGGGACTCATTTGGGTACATCTGCATTGGATTCATTTGATAATCCGGTTGC